ACATCCTTTATCTTTAGATTAGGTGACACAATTTTGTACCTATCCCTAGCCTGTGCAGGATTATCTTTTATCTGATACTTATCCATGTTTGTAGATGCAGTCAGATATCTAAATCCTACTCTGTCATATGATTCTTCGTTACATAAGACAACACACTTAGCACCTTGTCTAGCAAAGCCATTGTCTCCTACAAGGAGAGATGCATGGAAGCTAGTCTTACCTGTGTTGGGTCTTGCCCCCACCTCAAC